CCACGAACTAACATCAATAATTTATCAATTAGTTCTGGGTTATTCTTTAAGCTGTTTGTCAATTACAATTCCTCTTTGTTAAGTAATTTAGTGCAAGCATTTGCCCACTCTTCAGCATCAGGTGCTCTTTCAATCTCCCCCAAGAAATAGAGTAGACTGTGCAATGAATTATATTCAAGCATCTGAGTTAATAAGTCTCGGACAGAAATATCCACGGTTAAATTCATCTATCGTTCACCCCTATCCTATTTTCCAATAATTCTATTCTATTACTTAGAAGGGCAATACACCTAAGATAGATTTCAGCTTCATGGGTGACATATAGAGTAGGTTTCAAGGAAGATCCTAGCTCTCGTAGTATCCTCGCAGCATCTTCAATAGTACCATGAATCCACTTCTCTTCTATCATTTAAACAACTCCTGCCTGATCTGTATCTTACGTTGTTCTTCATTACCCAGAGGCGTAATACCTTTAGATAACAGCCAGTCTTTCTGACCCTTAGCTTTTGAATCAACAATCTTAGTAAACTCTTGTTCAAGTAGTCCTTGCTGCCAACCTTCGGGAGTTCTCCAATCTAGACCAAGAGACTCACATCTAGTCTTCGTGCGGTGGTCGGGGATACACAAGATTTGTAAATCATCAAAGGTTACATCAAGAATACTGGAGGCGTATTGTTGCGCTTGTCCCCACTCAGTAAAAGGAATCTCCCCCTTCACATGATCCGCATTAACATCGGGTAGCCCGAAGTATTTACCACAGATAGCACACTTGTACTTCCATTTTCTTCTGGTGGTGGGGTCTGTGTCTTGCTCCCTGCTCCTGAGAAGGAAAGCCAACTTTGTTGGTGTGTAGAGCCACTTGTCCCTCACTGCATCCCTCATAAGACCTTTGGCGAGATTATCATCCATTGATCTTTTAGGACTACCATCTGGGTTCAACTTCTTTAGGAACCCATCTAACTTCTTCTGTACTTTACTGATCTCAACTTGACTTGGAGTAGCCAATACTAGTAACCTCTTCTGTCGTTTAAGGTGAACCCATAATACTTTAATTCAGCGGCCTGCCTGACTTTTGTTGCATCTTCTAAGGAAACAAAGTAGCCCAAATACACAGTTTTTCCTCCTACTTTTATAGTGGCCTTGTACTTACCGTTTGCCGTTGCCCAGCAAACACCCGTGACCCCTGTCTTATTTACAAGCCGTAATTTTTGCTCGAAGTTTTGAAAACCTATCGTAGCCCACTCACAAGTTTCTTTAGAGTATACTTTTGCACCACCGACCCTGTTTAGTGTACACCCAGTGGGGCGTTCTCCCATGTCCTCTAAGAAGTTTTCAAAGGACTCTAACCATCTATTGCAAACAGTTATCCCCGCACCGCCATACCTAGGATAACTTGCGTTACGACTGTCGTAACACCTACCCATGCAACTCATCCATGAAGTATAAGTTGGGCTTCTCGACATGCCGTGTGTGGTGGCGGATTCTCTTTGTAAACATCCACAACTCTTAGAGTTACCTGATGAGATGGGGTAGCCTACTACCTTCTTGACTGTTCCACAATCACACCTACACAACCACAATTTCATACCCTTTGCGTCTTTTTCCAAGGTGTCCTCTATCACTAGCCACCTATTAAAGACTTTACCAGTTAAGTCTATGAATTTACCCAAAATCTTACCCTCAATACGTGCGAAACAATGAAGTGACCACATACAACTTAAACACCAACCAAGCCTTAAACTGCTCATACTTAGGTGGTTCAGGGTCTACGACCCGAGTAGTTCCAGATAGCTTACCAGTCTCCTTGTACTTTTGATAAGCCGCTTCACTACTCTCAACCAGCTTATTCAAGTTTTCTTCAGTTGGCTTAAAGTGACCTTCAACCGTAACCTTCTTACTACGTGCTCTGGACTTACTAGGAGCCTTTTTAGCCGTACTATTAGCTTGCTTAGGTTTACTGGCCACCTTAGCCTTACTTTCAGCCTTAACGTTCTCTATGGGGCTTGTAGGTGCTGTAGAATTGATTGTAGGGGCTACTGTTGAGGTAGCCTTTGGTTTGGTATGTTTAGTCATAATTAACTCCTAGTCTTGTCAGTGTCGCAGTAATATCGTACCGTTCATTTGGTTCTCGCATCATGTAGAGCAACAGAGCATTCTCTTTCAACATATCTAACCAAGTACGTTTACCCTTTTCTCCTCTGTGGGATTCAAAGTCAAACTCCTCTTCTCCATAATAAGTACGGTAAGCATCCACTACACGTTGATACATCTCTTTAGGTGTCTTACAGGCTTCGAGTAACTTAAGAGCGGTGGCTTTACCAACACCACGAGGCTTTGGTAGACCATGTAACTTAGCAAACTCGGGATCAAGGTTAGGTAAGCCTTGGATTGAGTCTGTACTCAAATCTCCAGAAATTAATTGTGATGTGAAAGCTCTTGCACAATCCTCAATAGTTGGGTAGATAATACCATCTTCAATCTTGTCATAGTTAAAATACGGGCAAGGGGTCATCTCAATATCTTTATCAATAAATGATAATACATATTTGTGCTTACCTGTCTTCAAAAAATGATGGTAACTCTCCCAACCTTTAATAGAGATTTCATCATCCTGCTCCATTCCATCACGAGCAATCATCACTTTTGTCTTGTACTTTTTTATGAAAGCTTCTCTTAATTCTTGGAAGATTAATGGCTTTGGTTTACGTCCATGTTTATAAGGAAGTATATGCGCAACATCATATCGAAAGTTACTATTACCACCTATCCCTAAAACGTAATCATCTGCCTGACAAGTCTTCTTAATATCACCAACTTTAAAATCAATTTGAGACATTGCCCAATCTGTTATGGATTCGTAGCCAAAACCTTCAGGAATGTCTTTAAGCTCTGCACACTCTTCAATTGTAAACATGTCAGCAGAGATTGGTTCTTTACCCTCTTCAGCACGTTTAATGTTTTGTTCTCCGATCCAACCTTTATCTTTTGCTTTACCTAAACCATAGAATTTAGACACCCCATCAAACCGTTGTTGCCAACCAGTTTCTTTGTGTGTAACTATAGTGTAGTTCTGTTGGACACCTGCCGCCGCACGATAAAGAACTGTGTCAAAATCAACAAAGCATATTTCAAATAAATTACCTGTCATATTTTCTCCCAAGTTACGTAACTCAAAGTCCGAAACAACCACCGTAAGTTTTGCTTAATACGTTTCTCAATCGCTGGTGTAATATCTTCATAAGCTACCGTGTACTGCTCACAAGGCATCTCGATACCAAAGAACATTACTTTACTTCTGTAACAGATATTGTTAGTCAATAGTAATCTCCTTTCCTGCTAAAAGTACGAAGGTTGTGAAATGCTCATTTTCCTCATTACCATAATCTTCTGTGTTAAAGAAGACACTCCCCTCTTTATCTACTCGTTCCAAGACTCTCCCACAATAGCGCCACAAGTTCCCCGAGCCATCATCTTCTACTTGAAACCTCAATTCATTGTAGTCAGTCACGTTCCAAAAATTCCGTATCAAAGAGAGTGAAACGTAGGGGAGAGGAATTTCACTTAAAGTGCTTTCTATTTTGTCAAACAGTCTACTCAATTTCTATTTCCTCCAACCAAACTAAGTCATTCTCAAGTAACCAATCTAAAGTGTGCTCAGGTAATTCTTCATCATCTTCGACAGACCAATCATAACCTGCAACAATAACTTCTTCAGCTTTCTTACGGCTAAGATACACACCAGAGTTGGTGCAAATATTAGCCCCTTTAAAGTCATATTCACAACTCAGGTGGTATCCTTTCATAATTACTCCTTAAACTTTCAATGTATCAACAGTATCTAAAGCAGCTTGTTTCTTATCGACAATAGCCTGAGTCTTCTCATACTTCAAAGCAGCGGCTAAAGCTTCTTTAAATTCTACAACAGTGTAATCAAGAGATTCTTCACTTTCTTTTACAGACTCGAACACTTGCTTCAATCGTACATCTGCAAGGTCTTTATCGTTTGTGTGTTTAATTGCTTCTTGTAAGTAATTCTTAATTAAGTCGCGTTTTTGAATATCTGCTGGTAACATATTTACTTCTCCAATTATTTAAATTAAAAGGGCTACTGTTGTGTAGCCCTTATTGTTTTAGGTATCAGGTCAGACTAAAACGGCTCATCTTGTCCAATATCGTCTGAGTAGTCAGGATTGTTGACATCAAATTCTTCTACAATCTTCTTAGCTTCTTCTTTCTCTTTGACTACAGCGCTTTTGATAGTGATGCCCATTTCCTCATCAAAACCATCACCACTATTACTGATATATGGAATATGATCTACCACCATTACAGTATCCATCATAACTACCAACATATCTTCAGTATTGCGGTAAGCAAACATCTTGATTGTGCAGACAGAACCATTACCAATATCATCTGTGAAAGTATTACCCTCACTATCCACAACTTTCAAAGGTTCATATGTTTTTACAATGGAGTTGTCTTTAGGATTACGTTTAACAGTTTTACGGTTAAACTGAGCACCAAACATACCCTTATAATCTTCATGGTCTTCAACTTTAAACTTGAACTCCCCACGATTAGCACCCTTCTTAATCTTGGTTACACCGACCTCAGCAAGCTCTTTGTTAATGCCAATCTTTTCCAACTTACTCATTGTGTCAGCATTGATAAACAATGTGGTGGTGTACTCTAAATCCTCAGATTGCCAAGCCTTGCGGGGTTTATGTACTGAAGCATAATTCACTGGAACATTCTTAAAATAAAGGTGCCCCATCTCTAACTTTTCACCCTTTTTCTCTTGGGTCACTTTGTACACTACATCTGTTGAATATTTACTCATGTTTATTTCCTCTTTGATTAATTAAATTATTAAGCTACTGCTAATAGTCGCTGAATTGCTTTTGAATACACATCCACTGCTTGCAGGTTATCCAGATCAACCGCAATGTGGAGCTTACTGTATAATGTATCCATTAAGTCTGTGAAGTTATCACAACATTCACACCCATCTGTATCATCCAAGTTATCTTCGTAATCATCCTCTTCAAGTGAAGCTCCTACTGAGGTTACTTGAGTAATAATATCCTGAAGGGTCTCCCCCTTGAACGTCATAGTTTCGCCATTACTGCCAGTTGTTACAATTACTTCAAACATCTTTGTTTCTCCTACTTTGGTTTATAAAACTACTTTGTTAATTAAACGGTTAACTATTGTATCAAACTTCTTCTACTGGTTCAACTGTTATTTCCTCAGAATCTTCATCATTTGCAAAGTTCACCAACTTCCACACTCGTTCGATGTAATACTGATAATCAATATCCCAATCGAATTCTTTCATGTCATTGGTAACTTTACACTTCCAACCAGATTCAATTGATAGTCGTCTATCTGGACATTCAGTTTCAATGAACTTATCAAACACATAACCTTTCTTCTCATACTTGGTTATATCAGTTTTAGATGATATTGTAACAGTATCCATCAATGAGTTATTCACCCATATCTGTTCGGTCTTAGTTGGTGTAAGTGGAGGCATTACCTTAACTAATTCACCACCTTTCTCACTAACGTAATACCTACAAATATTCTGCACTTGAGTATCAATACCTTCATCATTCACCAATACCAACTTACTACTTCTTGGAACTTTGGTGCGAAGCATAAAATCAAACTTATCTTTGTGTCCTCTGATAAATTCTTCAGGGTCAACACCTTCAAGTAAATACTTTTCAGCCGCTATCTTTACAATCAAACATGATTGGTTTTTATGAGCAGGCAAATCTTTCCACTCATACTTACCCTTCATCTTGACATCACCTTTTGTTGTTACACTGAGGTAATTGTTTACGTCAGAAACAATCATCTTAGAGTATGTAACATCCTCCAGTATGAGGTTTGTCATCCCCTCCCATTCTTTACATTTCTGGGCAGTCAAGTGTTCATGTTCACGGTCTACAATAAACTCAAAACCATCTGTATTACACATTAGTATTTCAACAGTTGGTACAGTCAACACCATCTCAACCGCTTTTGCCAATAACATCTGACCATTCAAAGTAATCTGCATTGTAAACTTTGGATCATAGAACGGACTAAATTGATCTGAACTCTTACCGTAAGTACCATTTAACGCTAACTTCAACATTGCATTTTCAGCAGACTTCTTATCATACGTCTTACGCATATTATATATGTGTTCATATATCTCACAGAACTTCTTATCCAAGTGTTCAGGATAGAACCCATTCTTAATTGATAAGTTTGGATAATACGAACTCACATCGTAAGAACGAATAACACGTTTCTCGTCTGACTCGACTACTCGGTTTTCAATAGCAGCATGAATACCACCAGTACCAAACACATACTCAAATCCATTTATCTGAACATTGAGTGTATCACAAGTATTCCAACACAAGTAATGTGACTTCTTGAAACCTCCACCATCTTTCTTAGGTAACTTAGCTTTCAGTTCAACTTCTTCAAACCAACATAAAGGTTTGAGCTTCTTGAACTCGACTTTCTCACTTTCAGTTGGAGCTGATTTAATTTTCTCTCGTCTAACACGTAACTTAGCGTACTTTGCAACATCGCCTAGATCAGATTCAAGAATGTCACTAAACACACCTTTGGTTTCAGTTATGCGTTGTTTCTTTAACCATTCAAGTACAGCAGTAAACTCTGGTCTTTCAAACTTGATACTAGGTAAAATACATTCAACTAAATCAATGTAAGCTCGTTTAGTTTGTCTTGGTTTACCTCTACCATCGTAACATTGAACGCCAGCTTTCTCCAACTCCATCACAAAGTATTCAGCACCAATCTTGGTATCATTCCAGTTTGTTGCATTGAAGCCATACTCATCACTCAACTTATCTCTAAATTCAATCTGAGGTTTACATGCTTCGTAAAACTTAATTGTTTCTTTTATATCATGGATGTTATACTTGACAATGTTGTCCATTTCTTCAGGTGTCAAATACTTACCCACAGCGTATGGTAACTCTTGTATGTTTTCAGACCTACCATTAAACTCCAACATCTTCAGTGACGTAGATTTTGCTTTGTTGTCAAAGTGACAGATTTTAAATAAATCAACCTGTTGTAATATTACATCTTTGTCTTTTAAAACGTATTGCCACTTGTTATCAGTGTATCCAGACTTGATAATCTTGTCACCATGTTGAAACAGTTGAAGTGGTGTCAAGTTCTGGTTCTTCAGAAAGTGGTGCAACAATGGGCTGTCGTAACCAATATTATTGAAACCCACCATTCTCCCTTTAACTCTATATACATGTCGCAAGTATTCAAATAAATCTTCACGTTGGTCTTTGCGTGTTGATACCTCAAAAACTCGTATTTTACGGGTAGATAACTCAGCTATACCACAACACCAGAAATTACTAAAACTTTCTAAATCGTAAACGTATATATTGTTCATAGTCCTCCAACTAATAGTCTAACTCAACCACCTCACTATCATTTTGAATTGGAGGTAATTCTATTTCGGGTTGTTTGTAATCGGGATTCTCTGTTCTAGTTGAATTAGCAAAGAAATCTTGTTTATCATAAACTTGTCTTGTCTCAGGATGGTAGTACCATTCACCAGCTTCACCCGTAATACCTCTACGACACTTAGGCATGTCAACATAAGTTGTATTCTTCTCAATTTCACATTCAGCCATTTTATCTCGATTGATTACAATGTTGATATGTGCAGATTGAACAAACGTACCACTACCTAAAGCATCAAACTCTGTGGTCTTACGTTGCTTACCGTCTTTATCTCGTTCAGGCTTGCGACAGTGTAATACGTTAACTATGCTCACACCAGATTTAACGAAGTTCTTTTCCCAAGACATGAACTTTTCTTGTTCATCCATTGGTAGGAAACGAAGTAAGTCAGTCAGTACATCAATAATTACAATGTTACACCCGTATTGCTTTACACTACGCTCAATCAACCGCTTGAGTGAGTCAGCACTACCTTCACGATCATCTACAATCCTGAATCGTTCCTGATAATCTGAGTCGTTAAACAAGTCGTCATACAGTGGCTTCACATCGTCACGTTGTAAGTATTCCCAAGCGTCCATTCCCTCTTCAAACCAGTCAAGGTTCTTCTGTAGGTGTAATGATAACAAGTCTACCGCATACTCACCAGCAGTCATTTCAAGAGATATAATTAATGGCTTCAAACCCTCATCAAATATCCAATGATAAATCATGTTGTTTACATGTGTACTCTTACCACAACTTGTACTACCTAGAATATTCACAACCCTACCATTCTTACTGAACGCACGTTTCATCATTCGCTGCATTCGGTGCATGTATGGTGGCAATGTAATCTTTTCAGCAGTCAACACTTCTTCAACATCGCCTAATATCTCAGTAGATGACTTTACACCAGAATCGACATAACTCTTAGCGTTCCAGAAGTCTCGTCTAATTTGTTCTTCCTTACCATCTTCTAAGAGCTTGTGTGGGTCTTTGTCGCTCCACTTAACTATCTTAACTTTTGTTGCTGGTAATACTTTTACAATATCTTCAGTGGCTTTGATTCCAGCCGAATCATTGTCCATTGCAACATATATTTCATCGTATCTATCAAAGAACTCATAACTGTTTGCCGCTTGACTTGCTGCACTGCCTTCACCACAAGTGGGACTAACAACATGTACGTCATATTTACGGAGAGCTTGGTAAGCTGCACATTTGTCATTTTCGCCACCCGTATACAGAATCCGTTTACCGTTAGCTTTAAATCTAAACTCACCAGATAACTGACTAGACTTACCTGTCTTACCTAACTTACTAAACTTCTTAGGCAATATGCGAATCTTAAATCCTGTAACTTTTCCTTCTTCTGTTTCAGGATACCAAACTTCAGTTGGTACACCCTTACTGTTACGGTTTACCATGTGTCCATAGAACTGTAGTGTTTCAGGGTTGATACCACGATAAGGTTTATTAGTGAAGCCAATTGATTGTTTCAATCGACCAATCTGTTCACCTGTTAATGGTTCTACTTTGGAAACCTTTGGTAACTGCTTAGCTTTTATAACAACACCATCTTCAACACCCAGCTCACTTGCTAGAGTTGAGTTGTGTACATGTTCTTTACTGAAGTGTTGTCCACATGACCAACAGAAACCATCGTAGTACGTTGTATCTCCGCTTTGTTTTTCATAAATACTTAAAGCATCACTACTACCACATTGGTCAAACTCGTCAAACTCATTGGCAATACAATGGAATGTTTGATTTATACGAGCACCACTTTCTTTCTCTTTACTTGACATACATCCCCTATTTACAATTTATCTAATTTATCAAGATAAAAATCTTGAGCCTTACGAATCTCATGCTCACTACTCTCACCATTGTTCCCATTTACAGCATAACAATAGCCATCCACTAAGCTAAGGATGTCCAACACTTTGTCATGGTTAAACGATAACCTAGCTGTGTAGAGCTTATGGAATACTTTCTCATGTATCTCTAGGCGCTGTTTATTGTTCATTTAATTTCTTCCAACCAGAACGACTCACCAAAGCTACCTTCGTGTTCTATTGGTTTATGACAAACCCGATAATTAAGCAAGTTAATCTCTGGATTCATCTTAATAATCTGAGCAATGAACAACTCTTGATTATTATTAATTGTGTCTTGTATATGTTTCACTGCACAGTCGAATACTTCTTGTCTATTCATAGTTTATAAATCCTCTTTTACTGTCTTCATGTACCCCAACCCTCTGGAAGTATGCAATTACAAGGGCTGTTGTGAAACATTGGCGCTATCTGCGCGTCAGTGTACCCCGCTAAACCACACCCAATCCGAGTTACTCTAAACGTGTACTCAGTATTAACTCTAGCAAACTGCTTGAATTCATCGACATATTCAGCGATAACATCTAAAGAAAGAACCTCTAAATTGTACCCTTTGGTTGGTATAGCGTAACTGTTACCTGTCATACCAACACCAATGCCATAAACAGCTCCATACTTTTTACGTGCTTCTAGTGCCGCCCCTTTCCCGTGTCTTCCTGCTAAATTACTACCAAATACAAAAACCTCAATTGTCATCAGCTTCCCCCAAATACTTAAGAATAAAATCAATACTCTTCTTCAACTTCTTGTTGTACTTAATATCATCAACATGGGTAAACTCTTGTTCATCAACAATATGCTTGTAATACTTCAGAGTGTGTGCAGTAATCTTGTCACACTCTTCCCAAGACAGTTTATAGTCTGGTGGGTTTGTAATCTCAGTCATTATTCATTACCCTCTTAATTGTAGCGCCTAAGTTATCAAAGAGTTCTTCCCATTCAATATCATAGAGATTCTGGGCAGCCCCTTCTAAACTACTATGGGCAATCTTATACAACATCTCAGCTTCTAACTCATCCTTTGGATTAAAGCCCATGCTCCAATTATCAAGAGCCTCACAGAAACCGTCTGTGTAAATATCCCCATCGTCATCACTATCTTCGTAGAACTCAGCAAAGACATAGTTGAACTCTTCATTACTGACTAATCCTTCCATGATCTTGATTGCGTATTCAATAACAGCTTCTTGCTTATTGGGTAAGTCTAGCTCCCATTGTTGCTCTAAAAGTGCAGAATTGATTTCGTATTCGTTGAGGTGGTGAGTATTAGAATCTAACATAGTGGTATCTCCAATAGTGATTGTTTAAATATTCTTAAGACAACCCAACCTCCGCCAGTCGGACTTGAACCCTTCACCTCTCACCACGGCAGGTAGTGAGTATTCTAACCTCTTAAACTACAGAAGCTGTTAGGTTGTCTTAAGAATATACCC